TAATGTTAATCCAGTAAATTGAAACGTACTAACAGTATTTAATCCCATAGTAGTTGTTTGATTTGCAATAGTTGAAGCGGACGAGAAGTCTGTCCCGTCTGCATTTTTAAATATATCTATTCTAACACTATTTGATGAGTTCCCATCTTGTCTTAAATAAACTGTAACATTATTCAGTAAACTTGTTGTTACCATAAAAGCACTATCATAAACAGGACTCGAAGAAGCATCTGCCGTTCTTGTTACGGAGTTAAAATAAAAAACAGCAGTATTACTTCTAGCTGCCGAAACGAATAATCTAATTACACCTTTTTGTGATGCTGATGGTCTTGGTTCCCACTCATCTGTTGTGTCATTCCAAGATAATTGATATCCGTCCGATAATGTGGTTCCTGTATATGTAAATACATCACCCAAATCTCCAAGAGATGATGTAGATAAGTCAATACTAGTACCTGAACTACCCGAAGAACCTGATGTTCCACTTGTTCCTGAAGTACCACTAGTACCTGAACTACCGGATTCTCCAGACGTTCCCGAAGTGCCGTTAATTCCACTTGTACCTGAAGTGCCACTTACCCCGTCCACTCCCGAGGTTCCACTTGAACCGGTTGTACCACTCGAACCCGAGGTACCACTCGAACCCGAGGTACCTGATTCACCACTAGTTCCTGAAGTTCCATTGATACCCGAAGTACCACTTGTTCCATCTTCACCACTAGTTCCTGAAGTTCCATTGATACCCGAAGTACCTGACGTCCCATCAATTCCCGAGGTACCACTTGTTCCTGATGAACCTGATTCGCCACTAGTTCCCGAGGTACCACTTGTTCCTGATGAACCTGATTCACCACTAGTTCCTGAAGTTCCATCAATACCTGATGTACCTGACGTCCCATCAATACCTGACGAACCACTAGAACCGCTAGTACCCGACGAACCTGATGTACCTGACGTTCCACTTGAACCAGAGGTGCTCGATTCTCCTATTAGGTTTTCTTTTCTTATTTTATATGTTTCAGATAAGTCTGATGAATCAATGACCAAATATATTCCGTCCGTGTTTCCGGTATATTCGGGTAATTCTGAAATTTTTAAATTTGCCATTTTTCAATTATATTATAAATAGTGTAATCAATGTTCGTATTCGATATTATCATTGGATTGATTAAGTAATGGGTCGGAATTTTCCGTTATAATAAAAAACGTATCTTGAATTGGTGGTTCAGTTCCAATACCATAGACATAATCCTGACAATTGTCACCACATATAAAGAAATCATATGTGTTTAATCTTGTTAAAAAATTGTGTTTTACGTGTACAAAATCCAATGGTTCTTCGTAATATTTTATTGATTTAATATTGAAACATGATGTACCATTATGTGTATTGTTCATTAAACCAGTACCACCTCCCCATGATTGTATAAATGGTTGTGTTCCTCGGTTGGATGGTATAACCTCCTCCCAATTTTTTAATTTATATATTGGTTTACCGTTTAAGTATATTTTTAGTGTTCCGAGTCTTCTATTTCTTTCATTGGCCCATTTTTTATTTAATATTTCATTTGTGTTTGGTACAATTAATTGTGTAGATGTGGTACCTGTATTTGTAATCGGTGTAAATATAAATTCAGGAATTAAATCATTCCAACCCCCATTATTTTCAATATCACAATTTTCATATCTACTATTTCGGTCAAAAACTATTGTGATGTTAAAATCTTTTCTTGGGTCAACAGTACACAATTGAGGTGTTTGACCACTTGCAGTGTAATACGACTCTTCATATGAATCAACACCACAATAACCCGAATAATGGTGTGCAATCCATTTTATTCTTCTATCAGAAGTAAATTGAAAAGATAAATTATTATCGGTGTAATTTTCAATGTTATTTTCACCTCTAACACCTAAATAATAGAACACACCACCCATTGACCACAATATGGTTTCTCTATTAAAAATAAAATCTAAGGTCCATCCTTTTTCCGTTCTCCTTCTTATTATTGATGAACATAAATTACTATCACTTCCTGTGTCAAATTTATATGCCCAAGGTTTTGCATTTAATTTTGGGGATTGTGGTGAACAATTTGAAACGTCTTCTAATTTGTTTGTCGACTCGATAATTTCACTTGAAAATAAGTTTAGTACCTCATTTTCGTCATTTGCAACGTCCATTAATATCAAATTATTGACTTCCTCATCAACAATATACGAATTATCAAAAACATCAACTAATGTCGTTTCACCAACTCCCAATTCACCATCCTCGAAAAATATTAAATTTTCACCATTTAAAGTTGTTAGGAAATTGTCATCCAAATCCATTAGATAATTGTATCGACTGATTAATGGTATAACATTATCATTATACTTGTGGATTTGAAAATAGTGAGTTTCGTTTGTAATTCCTGTTAGTACAAATACGTCATTATTTAAAATTGTGTGATGATACAAATCACCAATATGATTAACAAAATTTTGATAATCAAGGTTAAGTGACAATCCGGAATAGATATAATCCTCATCATTTGTTGTGTTATTGAATTCATGTAGTGTAATTTTTTCTCTTACACAATCCATGTTAGATAAGGTTTCATCAATTTTTAATGATGAATATGTAATTGGTGTGGTTAAATCCAATACATCTTCGTTGTAGTCCAACTCGGTTTCTCCGACTTGAAAGTCGTAAAATTCCGATGAATCCAACTTCAAGTCCAATTTAGACCCATAAAATTTTAAAATATTTTGACTATTCATACTTCTATAAATATCTTTCCTAAGATTTGATATTTATATAAAAACTGTATTTAGATGAATAATTTTATAAAACAGGTAATTGAGGAGAAATTTGCCTCAAAATCACAACAAAGATTCTTCTATGCGAAGGCCAATGAAAAGGGTTCAAGTAAAAAAGAAAAAAAGAAATGGGGTAAATGGGCTAAAGAATTTTCCGATAAAACCAATTATGACGAAATCCCTGATAAAGTGGAGAAAAAAGAAAAAAATCAAACAGAATTACAGTTTGATGAGATTGTAGACGGTAAGGGTAATATAATGAGAAGTAAAAAACCCACCAACTTCAACTCAAAAGGTGTAACACAAAAAAAGACTTCAGACGAGGTTGTACACAACGCTGCAGGTGCAATGGGAATTCATGGGGTACATGGTACACACACTTCGTTAAGATATTGGGCCGAATCGAATCAATTAACAAAAAGTAAGATTTTGGAAATTGCAATGAAGGACGCTTTAGGATACGAGGAAACATTAGGTAAAGATAAAGATAAGGAGGAAGCGGAAGATTATTTCAAAAATGAATTGGGTTTAAACGATAAAGAGGCTGAAGAGCGTTTAAATAAAATGGGTTACGATGAAAAATTACCCGATGATAAGGTTAGATTGGTTGAAAACCCAAAAAAATTTATTGAAGAATTCATTGAATCGATTCTTTCACAAAAATCAAAAGATTCTGATTTTGTGACTAAAAATGATGAAATAACTGAAGTGGACCCAATTATAAAAAAACAAATTAAATCTTTAAAAAATTCACTTAAAAGTCATAATTTAACAATCAATGACGTTATAAGTCATCTAAAAGATAATGAATAAAGACCTTAAACATAGAATTTTTGACATCCCCCAGAATGTTTTGGATAAAATCAACCATACTGTTGTTAGTCTTAATGGTGAACATAAAGACGGACTTAATCGTGCCAAAAAATTATTACAGGATAAGAAAGTAAAATACGGACAATTAAAGAGAATTATCCATGACCTACAGTCTATGGATAAAATAAACGATAAATTAAAATATGATTTATCTGGTGGTGACGTTATGGAAAAATGGGCGAAACAATTCTTAAAGGGTGAAAGAGATTTAGTGAGTAATATTAAAGATTCAAGAAAACAAGCCGACGAAATTGGTGGTATTACAGGAGAAAGAAAAAATTCACACTTAAAAAAACATACAAAAAGATTTAGTTTTAAAATACCAACAAATTTAGTTAAAAGTAACTCACATAAATCGTCAATAACACCAATAACCTCGTTCAACCTTTTTGAACAAGTAGAAAGAATGAAAAAATTAATGAATTAATATGCCAACACAATTAGAAATATTAGCGGAAAAATTTAGAACCGAACACATCACACGTAATTCATATAAAACAACTGATACTTACGGTTCAAACCACCCTAATGCAATATCGGACGGAGATGAAAAGGGTAAAAATGAAATTGGTAGTTCTGTAGATATACAAAATAGAATATCAAATTTAACAAGAAACACATACACCAATGACAATGGTTATAGTTCAAACCACCCTAATGTGATTTCAGATGGTGACGAGAAAGGTAAAAATGAAATCGGTAGTTCCGTGGACATCTCAAATAGAAACGAATTACTTTCAAGAAACACATATAACCAAAATAAAGGTTATGGTGTAAATAATCCTAATGCTATTTCAGATGGTGATGAGAAAGGTAAGGGTTTAAGTGATAATGGGTCAGTTGGTAGTTTAACCGATATTAATAGTCGTTTAGATAACATGGGAAGAAATCAATATAATTATAATAATGAGTATTCCTTAATTCATCCAAATGCATTATCAGATGGTGACGAAAAGGGAAAAGGTGATAATCAAAATAATGTCGGTTCAATAGTCGATATTAATAATAGAATAGAAACAATTGCACGAAATAAATACGGTAACACAAAAACATACCCAGATTTTTAAGATGTTTAATAAAATAATCTTCAATATACTTGAAGAACAGGATTTTTTAAAAGGTAGAAAAACAAAACCATTGGTTGACGCAATAACCAATAGGAATCCTATTACATTTTATTATAGTGGTCCAAAATCACCTGAAAAGGAAAGTGTTAAACCAGGTGTTAGAGTTAGGGCGGAGGTGGTTGCTTTAGGGTTAAGTAAAAAGGGTAACCTAATCGTTAGGGCGTTTGTACAACCACCATCAACATCCAAAAAAGGATTTACCAAAACAGGATGGAGAACATTTATGGTGAATAGAATGAGTAATCTTCAAATCATGAATGATGAAACATTCGATAATAAAAGACCGGGATATAAAGAAGGGGAGGAATCAAAAAGTGGACCAATGTCAGTTACATATGTTACAACTGATTGGGGTAAGACACCAGAGGTTAAACCAACACAACAAATAACCAAATCAGAACCTGAGGTGAAACCACAACCCACTAAACAAGTATTACCACAACCTAAAACAGATGATAAACCATCCGTAACTCCTGAAGAACGACCAAAAGATTTCGTAGGTGATATATTTAAAAAATTACAAACAAACATTAAAGATGTCAACGGAAATAAAATAATCAACACAAATGATTATTTAAATGCTGTGAAAGATTTGTATAAATTAAAACAAGACGAATGGGTTAATTCACAAAAAGAGGTGGGAGGTAATCTAAATCCAGGTTCGGGAACGAGAAGAAGATTTGAGATATCATCAAATAATGAATTATCAAATATCTTATCTAAAAACGGTATTACCGTATCTGACGAGACAATTCAGACGGAACCAACACAAACCGAGCCCACACAAACAGAACCATTACAAGAAAATATTAATAGAATTAAATCTTTAATGTTACTGTTAAATTAATTATAATTAAAAAAAGTATTATAGATATGTCACAAAAAGGAGCGATAACTGAAAATGATTTAATGCACAAATTAGTACAAGCAAAAAAAGTAATGAATAAAGTGGATTCTGGTTCATTCGAAACTGGAAACATAAATAGAGACGCATTTTTAACATCAACAGAAGACATATTAGAGTCACAACAACCTCAACAACCACAAAACGTAAAATCAAATCCAACCGTTAATATGGATAAGATTCAAAATTCTAAATTACCTGATGCAATTAAAAAGGCGATGATGGAAAACCCAATACCACAAATATCTTTAAATGATACATTAGACATGGACTTTGTAAAAGGTGCAAAGAGATTAATGGAACAAGAAGGCGTATCCTCAAAATCAAAACCATCACAACAACAAAAAACCACATCAGTTTCAAATATTGATATGAATTCAATTTCAGTTTTAATAGAAAACACCATTAGAAAAGTCTTAGACGAGAAACTGAATCAAATATTAACCGCACAGCAAACATCGACAATTAATGAAAATTTAGTTTTAAAAGTTGGTGATTCCATTTTCAAAGGTAAAATTACAGGAGTAAATAAGGCTAAATAAGGTTTTGTTTTTTGAATTTTTTTTGTTATCATTTAAACATATAACAATTAAAAATGTCAAAAATTAGAATACTTGCAATCCCTTCCGACCAACATGGTGTCGGTAAATTTAGAATATTAGACCCATATAAATTTATTGGTGACAACTATTCTGAGGATTTCCATATCGACATTTCATTCGACGTACCTAATCAAGATAAATTTTTTGAAAACTACGATATTGTTGTTTTCCATAGTTTTATCCACAAAACAAGTCATGATGAAAACATTAAACGATTAACTTGGTTAAAAGAAAAGGGGATTAAGACAATCATGGACATTGACGATTTTTGGAATGTAGACCAAAAACATCCAATGTATCTTCAAATAAAACAAAACAAAATTGCAGAAAAGAAAGTCCAAATGTTGAGACTTTCTGACTATATAACAACCACAACACCCTATTTTGCAAACACAATAAAAACAAAATTAGGTGTAAAAAATGTTGAGGTTTTTCCAAATGCTGTCAATCCTGATGAAGAACAATTCAAACCAAAACCCACTAAATCGGACAAAATAAGATTCGGATGGTTAGGTGGTTCATCTCACTTACACGATTTAGACTTAATGACAAGTGGGATATCGTCAATCTATTCGAGTTTTAAAGATAAAGCACAATTTGTACTTTGTGGTTTTGATTTAAGGGGTACTGTTACTGAATTTGATAAAGTTACAAATCAAGTAAGAAAAAGAGAAATCCTCCCATATGAAACAGTTTGGTTTAAATATGAAAACATGTTTACCGACAAATATAAAGTATTAGATGAGGATTATAAGAAATATCTTCTTTCGTTTAGTGAACTTCCATATGATGATAATGAAAAACCATATAGAAGAATGTGGACAAAAAAAATAAATGATTACGCAACAAACTATAATAATTTTGACGTATCATTGGCACCTTTATTCGAAAACGAGTTTAATAGTAATAAATCACAATTAAAAATTATTGAAGCCGGTTTTCATAAAAAACCTGTAATTGCTAGTGGAGTTAAACCTTACACGTTAGATTTAATATCTGCAGTTGACCAAGGAGTTTTTAATAATCATGGAAATGCACTTATAGTACAACCTTCTAAAAATCATAAAGATTGGGCAAGAAATATGAAACGAATCATTGAAAATCCCAATTTATCTGAGGACTTAGGAAATAGATTATATGAAACGGTAAAAGACAAATATTCACTAAAAACAGTTTCTGAAAACAGAACACAATTCTTTAAATCAATTATAAACAATTAAAAACAAAAAATCATGCATTATTTAGTAACTATCGGTTATGAAACCGAACAAATGGACAGAAACGGAAATCCAAGACTTCAAAAAGTTAAATACATTTTAGAAGCTGAAACCGTTGAAGAGGCGACAATTGTTGCGTCAAAATACAGAGCGGGTGATGTTCGTTCAAGTGAAAGTATTTCAATTATGAAAATGCCTATTGAATGTATCATCGATAGAAAAAATACTCCCGAGTATTACAAATAATAAACAAAAAAATAATGGAATTCTATAGTAGAGATATTCAAATTCTTAGACAATCCCAAAGTAAGTTAGCTTTGGAATTTGTTGGTCAACATGGTATATCAATAACATTGGAAGAACTACAAAGGGTTACCGATGTTTTCGTTGAGTGTTGTTTAAGACCAATGGACAATGAATTAAAAGATAGAATACGAAAATTGGATAAATGGATTTTAGATAAAAAAAATCAAACAGATGGAAAAGAATGAAATAGAAGACTATATTAAAAAACTAAAAGAACTCGAAAGAGAATTGAATTCGGATGAGCCGGAAGATATTGGATTTTTAGGTGAATTAGATAAAATATTGGGTCAGTTACATTCGGATATTAAAACAGACTTCTTATCCAACCCAGCAATTTTAAAGGTTAAATTTAAAAAGTTACATGAAAATGCTGTGGTTCCAAAATACGCTAAAAAAAGTGATGCTGGTTTAGATTTGGTTGCAACGTCAATCATTTCTAACACCACATTTCAAATAACGTATGGATTGGGTGTTGCGTTGGAAATTCCTGAGGGATTTGTGGGATTAGTCTTTCCACGTTCCTCAATTAGAAATACTGAACTATCATTAAGTAATTCGGTTGGTGTAATCGATTCAGGATATCGAGGAGAACTACAAGCAACATTTAATAAAACAAATGGGTTGGATTCCTTATCATATAAAGTTGGTGACAGGGTTTGTCAAATTCTTATTTTACCTTATCCTAAAATTGAATTTATTGAAACTGATACATTAAGTGATAGTGATAGAGGAGAAGGTGGATTTGGGTCTACGGGTTCTTAATAATATTTATACTATAATAAATGCTTTTAAATTAAAATATTTTGTTGAAACAAAGAAGTAAAACAACGGTTGTTGAAGAAAGAAAAACTTCACACAAGGAAAGAATAAGAGAAATCATTAAAAAACCTAAGGAAAAGTTTTTAACAAAATCACAAGAGGAGTATTGGAAAATACTTGGAGAAAATCAAATCACTTTATGTTTTGGTCCTGCTGGTGTTGGTAAATCATATATAGCGATGAAAAGGGCTGTTGATTTACTTTGGGATAACGAAAACAAATATGAAAAAATCATAATTGTTAGACCCGCAGTTGAAGCTGAGGAAAAATTAGGTTCACTACCGGGAGGTTTAGAAGAAAAGTTAGACCCATACATTTATCCATCTTATTATTTGTTGAATAAAATCATCGGTAAGGAGTCAAGAGAAAGATTAAAAGACGAGGGTTACATTGAAGTTGCTGCGTTAGCATATATGAGAGGTTGGAACGTCGATAATACAATTCTTGTTTTTGAAGAAGCTCAAAACGCCACACCCGCACAAATAAAACTATTATTAACTCGTATCGGGTTTAATTCCAAATTTTTCTTATCGGGAGATTTAGAACAGTCGGATAAATTTAAAGACAAAACTAAATCTGGGTTATACGATGCGAAAAAAAGATTACATGACGTTAAGGGTATTGGTATCTTTGAATTTGGAAATGGGGATATTGTTCGTAACCCAATAATCGGAGAAATCTTAGAAAGATACGATTAAAATTATTAATCATTTAAATAATGTGAATAGGGTTTACTTATAATTCTATTCACATTATATTTTTCACTATGGAAATATTCATTAGTATTGATGGTGTATTGAGAAACACCATACAAAAATTAGATTATCATTATCGAGATGCATTTTTAAATTCAGAGTTTGAAAATGAAGATAATTTTAACTACTCAATAAAAGAACCCATACACAATGACAATCTTTTAGAGTCTTATAACTTCCAATCGGTTGAAGAGTTTGAATATTTTTTATTCATTGAGTATCCAATTGAAATTTTTGGACACGCGGGGTTAAGTTACTCAACAACCTTTTCTGACTTGAACAAAATGATTTATGATAACCCTGAACATAATTTTACATTAGTGGGGATAAATGAATTGGGTAAATCAAAACCAGCAACATTATTTTTCCTGTCAAAGAATGGATTTTTAGGTAACAACATTAAATTCATTAAAACCAAGGATATTGAAAACGAATGGGAAAAATGTGACGTATGGCTAACAGATTCTAAACAAATACTTGATTTAAAACCAGAAAGTAAAATGGCATTAAAATTTAAAACCAACTTTAATGAACACTTTACTTATGAAAAAGAAATAACTAAATTAACAGAAATACAAGAACCATGGTTGAAATTTTCGGAAAATACTACTACATCGACCTCGAAGCAGTTACCGAGCGATGCAGGACAGGAAACACAATAAAAGATGAGGATGGTGGTGAAACTATGGAAATTAACATTTTTAAATATGAAATTTTAAAAATGTGTATCGATAGAGTTTTAAATGAGTTCGATGAATCAGATGAAGAAATGGGACCATTTGCACAAAAAGATACGGCAATTTCGTTTAGGTTAGCATTTAACACATTAATAAAAAACAATATCTTAATAGAAGACGATGAATAATAAAGAAAATATAGAAAAATTAGAATCTGCTTTAGGTAGATTGGAGAATAGTGAAAGTACTGTTTATTTTTTAACCTACGACACTAAGAATAACCCAAGAGCTTCCGTAAAATACATTTACGATTTAGCGTTAACATTAAAAAATAATGGTATACCAACTAAGATTTTAGTTGAGGATAACACATATGGTGGAGTATCCCATTGGTTAGGTGATGATTACAAGGATATTCCAGTAGTATCGATTAAGGACGATAAGGTTGAATTAAAGATTGACGATACTTTAGTTGTTCCTGAATACTATTCAAATGTTTTACAACAATTATCAAATGTTAAATGTGTGAAGGTAATGTTGGTACAACAAAAAGATTACATTTTTGAAACTTTACCAATTGGAAGTAGATGGAGTGATTATGGATTTTTAAGAGTGATTACCACAACTGAAGAAACTAAAAAATACATTTTAGACTTTTTTCCTGAATCAGTTGTATACATTATACCACCAATTATCGGTGACAATTTTAAACCATCTGAAAAATTACGAAAACCATTTATTGGTATCAGTTGTAGAGACAGAGTTATACATAGAAAAATAATCTCTGAATTTTATCTAAAATACCCACAATTAAGATGGGTCACATTTAGAGACATGGTACAAATGTCATATGAGGAATTTTCAGATGCACTTAAAGAATGTTTTGTTTCTGTTTGGGTTGATGACGAATCCACATTTGGTACCTTCCCATTAGAATCGATGAAATGTGATGTTCCTGTAATCGGTAAAATACCAAACACAGAACCTGATTGGTTAACTGAAAATGGGATGTGGACATACGATTCAAATAAAATCGTTGAAATCTTAGGAACATATGTACTTGCTTGGTTAGAAGGAGTTGAATTAACAACTGAGGTGAAAGAGAAAATGAAAGAAACATTATTACCATATACAACATCAGTTACGGAAAATAATATCAATTCAATTTTCACATCATTTAAAAATAAAAGAGTTGAAGAAATTCAAAAGGCATTAGAAAAATTAAAACAAGAAGAATCAGTATGAAAAATATAACAATTATTTTACCAATTCACACATTACAAGGTGAATATAAGGAAATGTTAGATAACGCATTGAAATCGGTAGAACAGTTTCATAACGACGTCAAATTAACAATAGTATGTCCACCAAATGTAAAAGAAGGTTTGGATGACTTATCACAAAAATTAGAAATCAATTTTGTAGTTAACACAAATAGTACTGATTTTTGTTCACAAGTAAATTTAGGTATTACAAATTGTGATACTGAATGGTTTAGTATTTTAGAAATCGATGATGAATTTAAATCTTCTTGGTTAAAATCGGTTAATGACTACGTCAACGAAAATCAAGATGTTGATGTTTTTTTACCAATTGTTAAAGACATTAACGTTGAGGGTAAATTTTTAAATTTCACTAACGAATCAGCTTGGGCATACGGATTCACCGAAAAACAAGGATTTATTGATAATGAAGTTTTATTAGATTTCCAAAACTACCAAACAAGTGGTGGTTTATATAGAACTAAAGTTATCGTTGAAAATGGTCTATTTAAAGAAAATATAAAACTAACATTCAGTTACGAATTTTTACTTAGATTAACACACAATGGTGTTAAAATCATGTCAATCCCAAAAATTGGTTACCAACATGTTAATTTTAGAGAAGACTCTTTATTTTGGTCTTACAAAAATAACGACGGTACAAAGTTGACAGAATCAGAAGTTAAATTTTGGTTAGAAACAGCAAAAAAAGAATTTTTCTTTAAAAATAAACGTGATGTAATGTATGTAGAATCATAATTAAATGCCAAGAAAAAGAACCCAAAAAATATATTTTGGGGAGGACCAAGAACAAGCGGTAATACGATATTTAGAATCAGAATCCGATATAGAAAAGAATAAGATATTCAATGAATATTTAAGAGAACCCCTAATTATAATGGTCGAATCAATTATTCGACGATATAAGTTGTACAGAAAAGACATGGAATTTGAGGAAATTCACAACGATACCATGTCTTTTTTGATTACAAAGATTAATAAGTTTGACCACACTAAAAACCACAAAGCATATTCTTACTTTGGTACAATTTGTAAGAATTATTTGATGGGTGCAATACAAAAAGATACCAAAGAACAAAATCGACAAGTTTCATATGACGACATATCGTCAGATATTGAGGACAGAGCCGATTTATCCTACACTATTGACGACACTCCATTGGATTATAGAGACGTCATAATTAAACTCACAATAACCTTAGAAGAATTTGTTGAAACCGAAGATTTAACGGACAACGAACAAAAATTAGGATATGCTCTACTCGAAATATTCTCAAATTTTGATAAAATATTCCAAGTTGGGGACGGTAATAAGTTTAATAAAAACCTAATATTACTTTCATTAAGGGAAATGACATCACTTAGCACCAAAGAAATTAGAATATCACTTAAGAGATATCGAAAATTATACAATGGTATAATGGGTGGTTTTTTAGAATAAATCTATTTATTGGTATGAGAGAAAGAAAAAATCTTATTTCCTTAGACGTTGACTCCGCATTGGCGTTGATGCAGGAAATATATAACGATGTCGTTGAGAACAGGAATACGGCATCTCTTATTATGAAAAAAATGTTGTCTTTTATGAAAGATGCTGAGGACATGAGTGTAATTGGTCCCGTAATTAAAGAACAACAAAAAATATTAAATGACTGTACAGAAAAGAAGATATCATTAGTTAAACTCCAAAGTGTACTTCTAAAACAAACACAATCAGGTGGGGGAGGTAAAAATATGCCAATGGGTAAATTAGAACTATCCGAAGAAGATAGAATACTTTTAGAGAAAATGATTAATGAAGACAGTGCCGATTCTCAAACATACAAATTATAATGAGTAAGATAAAAGATACGAAGAATAAAGTTAAATCCAAATTAGACGCCATTAAGAAAATTAATGACGACCCAAGTGGTACGGTTGACTCCATTTATGACAAGTATCTTACAGATTTACCAACTACCGACCAATTATTTGGTAAAAAATTAGACGATTTTTTAGAAAAAAGAAGAAAAAAAAAGGTCAATAATAAAGACATTTTTGCTGAACTCGTTGAGATTACTGAAGGGTTTCTAGGTTTAAATAATAAGGTCCCATCATCGGACAAGTTATTTAGTAAAGGTAGATTGAAACAACATGCAATAGACTCTACAAAACTAACTTTAGAATCATCTAAAGATATCGTATTAAATAATGTTAAGAAGATATTTTTTGCTTCAGATGGTATATGTGGTACTGACACCACATTAGGTTCATATCAAATAAAAATGAAACCGTCTGAATTTGATTTCTTAAATGTTTTAACAGTGGACCCATCGACATCAGTCGGTCAAATTGTTTACGAAAAAACTCCAGCAAAAAACAAAAAACAAGTAAATAGGGAATTATATGATTCCTTTACAGGTGGACCATACACCTTTGATACAAATAGTAACGATACTCTATTTGAAATGGAATGGGATTCTACCAATCAAGAATTTAACATCACAGGAGGTACAAATACGTTGAAGGTTGAAGAGTATCTAAATGGGTATTATTCTACTATTGAATATCCCGACATTCAACATGTAATAAAAACTTCAATGTTGATGACTCTTCAAGGGGGAGGTTCCACCGATTCGGAATTATTGAATAAAGGAATGGATAACCTAAACAGATTGTTGAAAAAATTATTTGCGGTTTGTGGTACACCAACAAATCGAGATAATTTACAAAATCAAAACGCTACCGATTTATTCGACGAAAATGATGAAGACATCCAATTTTATTTTAACTTCGACGACGTGGAAGGTATTGATTTAGATGATGAAGACGCAAGATTTCGTAAAGTTTTAAAGTTTACGGATTGTAATAATTTTGAAGTACCAATTAATACTACATTATTAGAAGATTTCGTTTACCTAAGTTCGAAAAAAGATTTAAATGATTTGGTAAACTCAACAATAGCGAGAACCGCCACAGATGCATACGTACAATCAGATAGTGGCATACCCGAGATTAATTTCAACTTAAATTTAATTAACTTATTTATTTTGAATTTACCTAAGGCATTAATAATGTCCGTGTTATCACCTAAAATTTTCTTACCAATCGTCATTGTTTATAAAGTATTAAAGAATTTAGGTTCGTCTTTAATTGACGTTTTAACTGTGATGAAAAATTTATCAAAATTATTCTACAATATAATTAAAGAGTTATTTTGGAAATTTATTAATGAATTTTGGAAAAGAGTAAAGGTAGATTTATTAGCGTTATTGTTTAAAATTGTGAAAAAAATATTAAAAAATAAATATAAACGTTACGTTGTCATTATCACAGCATTAATCGCGTTATTGGTGAAAATATTGGAAGATGGATTGGACAATTGTTATGCGTTATTTAATACGATTTTGAGTACTATACAGGGGGCTTTAGGAACTAAGGCGACATTTAACATACCGGGTATATTATTGGGGTTATCTGATAAATTACCAGGTTACAGCCAAGACAGGGCGGCTTTAAATATCATGGAAAGAATGGAGGCTGCGGGAATTAAATTAGGTCCGATATTTGGAGTTGATAATAATTTACCTAAAGTTGTGAAATCAATAATTGATGGTAACACAGAAGAACTCGATACAAATTCATTTGTTAAAGTAGCAAATAAAGAAATAATAATACCAACACCAGTTGGTCCACTTATTATACCTCCAGGTATTTTAAACAGTGCAGGAAAATTGATATAAATGGATTCTAAAAAAATAATAGATATTGCAAACGACGTTGAAAACAAATCAAATAAAGATTTGTTTTTGGTGTTAGATGAATTATCGGAAGAGTTCGAAAAAACTAAAACTTTGATTATTGATTTAACAAGACATTTAGAATCTGTTGAGGGTTTATATAACAATGTGAATAAAGAAATATTAAAAAGGACTAAAAAATAATGAAGATAATTGATATCGGTATTTGTATTGACAACATCGACCCAAAGGGTATCGGTAGAATTCGATGCGTTAGGTATTCGGATTATGTTGGTGAGAAAGAGAAAGCCAAATCTTATGAGGCTTGGTCTGACACTGACCCATTTGTTGCAATACCATTTTTACCATATAATATAAACTTCATTCCTGAAATTGAACAAGCGGTAAAAATAATTAATTACAATCCCGATAAGGAACATGTAAACGTTGAGTACATTGCGGGTCCATTTATCAATGTACACGATTTTAATTCACAAAATTTTACTCAACAAATTGAAAATACAACATATGGTGTAGTATTAAGAGAAAGTCCAAATATCATTGACAAGAATGATAATTACATAGATAAAAAGTCAGACGCATCTTTGGCGAAAAAAACTGATTATGCCATTTATGGTAAATCGGGTTCTGATATTGTTTTTACACAAGATGGGTTACAATTAAGAGGTGGTAAATTATTATCTAAAGGTGCCTCAAGTGTCATCAATAGAAAGAAAATGGTTAATTACCCAATTATGGGTAAAAAATCTTCGGTTTTATACTTGAAAAAGTTTCCAAAAAAAATGACGTTGGAGACAAAAGAAATACCTGAAACTACTTTAGAAGTTAAAGACATTAAAACTTTAATTGAATATGAAGTAAATAATGTGACAAACCCAACTAGAATTGATTTTTTTGTATACAACGTAACAAAATCATTCGGTCAAACAACAAAAACCAATTTCTTTAATGAGAACACTCCAAAACCGAATGGTGTTTTAAAGTTGATAAACACGGATGGGAGTGATACCACACCGACACATACTATAACAATCGATAGTTCAAATGAGAATTATATTCCCAATGAAATACGTGATTTTTTATATACTGTACACGAAAATGGTTTAAAAGGTATTAATAAAGAATATGACAAATCAGATTTACACCCAATCTATTTTAGACCAACACAAGAATTTGTTACATCCAATAATAACAACAGTATCACAAATAATATATTGTCAAATGTTAAAGTTTTTTCGGTTGGACCAAAAAGTGGTTTGATATATTCAATATTGAGTGTTAAACCGCCGTTCAAAACTAAAAAAATAAAGACGGAAGTAACTAAAGTTCACCCCGATTCCGAAGAACAGACATTTTCTGCTTTAAAATCTGATAAAATTTATTTTTTATCCACCGACACAAATGAACCAACACAAAAAAGAATAAATTTCACAACATTAGATAAATACGAATACACCCAAGACGACTATATTAAGAAAATAGACCCTAACACTTACGCATTAGTTAGAGGTGAGAATTTGATACGATTCTTAGACGTACTTATAAATGTTATATTCCAACATGAACATAATGTGACGGGACCAATGGTTGCGACCGATGAGTTTAAAAGTTATACCGAATTAAATAAACTTAGGGAAACCATTATGGAAGATTTACTCAACAGCTCAATCCGAATAAATTAATATGATATTTATAGAGAAAGATAAAAGATGTCATATTTCCGTTCATATTTTGAGAAGAACAATACTATAATTAAGAATTCTCAAGTTAATACCGCAAAAAATCCAACAACTGAGATTTTTTATGGTTCATCATTTTCAAAATTCATATTTAAGGTAGATTTTACCTATTTAAAGAATTTAATTGATAATAGTGATAAGGTTATCACAACAGGTACCACACACACTCTTCATCTAACTAATACTATTTTTGGTGATGAGACTTTCTTAGGGGCTAAAAGGGGTACGGGTAAACAAAGAACAAATTCATTCGATTTAATAGTTTTTAAAGTTTCCGAATTTTGGGATGAAGGTTTAGGATTTGACTATGAGGATGGTGGATACGATTTCACCACAGGAAATGAAACGTTTGACGAAAGACCATCTAACTGGTTTAATAGAACAACTTTAAATGAATGGTCTGCAGAAGGTATTTACACCGACAATCCGGTAATTTTAGAAACAATACATTTTGACAACGGAAACGAAGATATTAATGTTGATATTACGGAGTATGTTAATGGTATTATAGTTTCAGGAAACACTAACCATGGTTTAGGTTTGGCCTTCGCTGTATTATACCAAGACATTACCCCCGAAATCGACCAATCAGTTGCTTTCTTTTCAAAGTACACACAAACGTTTTTTGAACCCTATGTTGAGACATTTTTTGACGATAGGATTGACGATGATAGACATAATTTTATCGAAAAAACCGAACAAAATTTATACTTATACATAACAAAGGGTACTAATTTTTATAATTTAGACGAATTACCAACAGTTGATATATTAGATTCTACAGGTACACCGATTGAAGGGTTAACTGGGTTAACAAGTACATTAATTAAAAAAGGTGTATATAAAATTACATTTGGTATCGACGGTATTTTATGTGACGGTAAACGTTTCTTTTTCGATAAATGGAAAGGTTTAGAATTGGATGGTGTGGAAATAAATGACGTTACACAAAAATTTATACCGAAACCATATTCTTCATTATACACTATCGGTGAAAATCAAACTGAATTACAAAGATACGTCATCCAATATTTTGGAATTAAACAAAATGAAAAAATAATAAGAGGTGAGAAAAGAAAAGTGGTCATTACCTTTAAATCTTTAGATTACCCAAAAGTACAAATTTTTGATGAGGTCTATTATAGAATGTTCATCAAAGAGGGACACACTAATGTTATTATACATGATTGGACCCAAGTAGACGTAACAAATGAAAATTCTTTCTCTTTAGATACTTCAATTTATATTCCAAGAGAATATTATATTGAAATTAAAGGTAAAACGCATACGGAAGAAATCTTTTACGATGAGTACATTAAATTTGAAATTGTTTCTGAGAAATAAAATATTTATGAATATGAAAATAATTAAATTAACCGAATCACAGTTAAAACAGATAGTTAACAAAGTGGTAAATGAACAATCAGAAAATCATATATCTGACGACGGGACATATATGGTATTGAGTAATTTGACACAAATGAAAAATGACATCGAAAAGATATTATCATTTAAACATCAAAACGATTTTCCAAAATTAGTGACTGGTGAACATGCTTGGGCTGGTGACCATCTCACAACATCAAAAGATGATATTGAGGAAGTTGCAAACTTTATGGAGGGTTATTTTGAACAAAAAAATCTCTCAGAAGATAAAAAAAAGAGTAATAAACTTTGTTCCAGAGGAATAAGTGCAGCCAAATCAAAATTTAAAGTATACCCTTCAGCTTATGCAAATGGTTACGCCGTACAGGTTTGTAAGGGTAAAATAAAAGGTTTGGATGGTAAGAAAAAATGTTCAGGTTCGTACTGTAGTGGTAAAAAATAATTAAATGAAAATATTAATAAATCAAGAAGATTTACAATATTTAAACGAATCGCTCGAGTCGGGAGAAGTGTTAAAAGAAGACTTAGCGAGATGGTTTAAAGAAAAGTGGGTCGATGTAAGTAGAAAAATAAAGGGTAAACACCCCCCTTGTGGTAGAAAATCTGCAAATGGGGAAGAAGGAAGAAAAGGTTATCCAAAATGTCGACCATCAAAAAAAGTCTCAAAAAGTACACCAAAAATTGCGTCTTCTTATGATAAAAAAGAAAAAAAATCAATGACATCCCAAAAAAGAAGAGCAGAAAAAAAAGACCCTAAAATTGGAAAAGGAAATAAACCGACAATGACAAAATTCGACGAACAGAAAAAAATGGTAATTCAAATATCCGAAGAACAATTTAACAGATTATTTGAATTCAACGAAGAAACTCCTGTATTGATATATGAAGATGAATTTGGTTCTGTACAACAAACTAATTATGAAAGTGATGGGTTTTTAATTAGTGAAGCCGAATACCAAGGACGTAAAGTTCAATTAGGTAAAATCATGCAAGGAGATGTTAAGAAATTTAAAGTTTACGTTAAAAACGACAAAGGTAAAGTAGTTAAAGTGAACTTCGGTTTCGGTGGTAAATCTGCAAAAGGTAAAAGAATGGTTATTAAGAAAAATAACCCAAAAAGACGTAAATCATTTAGAGCTAGACATAATTGTTCAAACCCTGGACCACGTTGGAAACCAAGATATTGGGCTTGTAAAACTTGGTAATTAGTAATAAATTACCTCAACCCCACATTCGAGGAGGAGTTGGAGAGATTTCTTTTGAGATTCATCCCACTTCTCCTTATTTTTTGTGGTACATACCTCCTTACAATATACTGTTTTAATTCCACTGTTTACGATACCTCTAGCACAGTCCATACATGGTAATCCTGACGTTAAGTATATTGTTGACCCTTTTAATGGGGTTCCTACTCGTGCGGCATTATAAATTGCATTACGTTCCGCGTGTTCAAACCAGAAGTATTTCTCGGGTCTCTCTTGACGTTCTTCCTTAGAGTCATCCATTCCCCTCGGAAATGAATTATAACCCGTAGAAAGGACCTCATTATCGATTCCAACGATAACTGCACCTATCTGTGTAGATTGGTCCTTAGATTTAAGTTTTACTTGTTCTGCAATGTTTAAAAAATAGTTTATCCAATTCATCATATCAATTTTACTTTTGACCAATACCACAGTCGATTGTCGGAATATCTGTTAAGTGATTTTGATTCTTTTTTTTCCATCAGTTTACCAATTTGAACTAAATCTGAATGATTTCTTAAATCTATTCCGATATTAAACCCACCTTCAGATTTTTCATATATAGTCACATTCATTGGGGGTTCATATTTACCCTCATCGTCCAATTTTAAAACTCTAATCATTTCGTCCTTTTTCATTTTACATTCAATACCTCTAGTATGAATCATTTTTTCAAGGACATCAAGTCTAAGTTTATTATAATCTATAGTTCCTGACATAGAACAAATATACAAAATATTATAAAATAAAAAAACCCTCGATTTCTCGAGGGTTCTTTTAATATATTAAGATAATATTATCTTAAAGTGTCCAAACTGAATGTTTGTAAACCATGTACGTTGATTACACCGAAGTAACGGTTGTTAACCATTTTCTTAGCGTATCTTGTCATAATACCCTTAATTGGGGTAAAATTGAATGGATTATACATTGTTGGAGTTAATTGAAGTGGTACATACGGTGCGTAGATGTAACCAGCGTCTAACAATGACTTACCTTTGTGTCCAATAAGGATTTTACCTGCTGGGAAGTAAGGGTCACGATATACTTGGTAACGACCTGCTAATGAACCAACTTTCTCAATACCCATGTTGTATTGGTCTTGCTCAGGGTGAGCGTTAGATACGTGGAAATATTCCAAATCATCTAATACTGCAGATACTTCTGAAGAAACAACAACCCAGTTAGCACCACCTCTTAAAGTAGTCTTGTGGATTTGTGCTGAAATTTGGTTAATCTTAGTGATTAACGTTTGATTCCAGTCTTTTTGAGTGTATCCTGCGAACGCTGTACCACCATTACCGTATTTCCATTCGTTGTAATCCCACTTAGCTGTCCAAGCGGCACCTTTACGAAGGTCACGTAAAATTTCACGGTCGATTTCTGCTGCAACTTGCTCAGATAATAAAGCTGTTAATTCAGCTTCAGCATCGATGTTATGGAACGCAGAAACGTCTTGTGCTAATTCTGGAGACCAGCTAGCTCTTAACTTTCTTTCAGTTACAGAAACTGTTACTGATTGAAGGTCGAAAGATACTTCACCAATAGTTTCTTCAAATTCTAAACTATCGTAAGTTCTATATGTAACTTTAATGTTAGCTAATGATAAATCATTTGCACTGTAGTCAGATGCACTGAAACCTGAAGTTGAAGTGTAACCTTCTACGTCTACACTTAGGTAGATTAAACCTTCTTGGTCACAAATAGTGTTATATTTGTTTAAACCACTACCAGCTTTTGCACCATACTCAACGATACCTTTACCGTACTTTTGTGTAACTACGTTAAAGTTTTTAACACCGTTGTTTGCAGTTGTGTTACCAGTGATTTCAACTTGTAGAGATGCTAAGAACTCTTCAGTATCCATTACGTTACCGTCAGCACCAATCATTTTACCTTGACCGTCTGTACTGAAACCAGAAAGAACGATGATAAAGTTTGATACACTGTCACCACTTAATGCTGCTGCTGAAGTTGAAGGAACACCAGCATCGAATGTAACGAATGCGTGTGGATTAACTTCTATAGTTGTAGCCTCACCTCTTGAGTAATCGAAAATACCTTGGTCAGCTTCGTCACTTCCTTCATAAAATCTGTCATACAAACTTTGAGAAGATGTATAACCAGCTTGAGGGTCTGTGTCAGATGCGTTAGGGTAACCGAAAGGTGCCTTTTTAGTGTCCTGAATCTTCGGAATGAAGTAGAACAATTTACCGATAGGTAAGTTCATAGCTTGTACAGACACGATGTCGTTAGCTAATAATTTAGAGAATACACGACGGATAATTGGGAAAACTACAGTCTCGAAAGAACCACTAGCATCAGAAACTGCTGCTTCGTTGATTAAGTAAGACGCTTGGTTTTCATACAATTGCGCGATGTTATCTTTTTGATGGCCGTCAAGACCGTCTAGGAATCCTAAGTCATCCCATTTTTTGATGGTATCTTCTTTGATAACACGAAGGTGCTTAAGACCGATGTTACCAACCATACCTGATTCTAATAATGCTCCCATTTTTTTGGATTTTATTTTTTTGGTTTTTATTTATTATTTTAATTTACTCATTAAATCTTTCATTCTTCTGAATTGAGGATTTTCGTAAGCTTTTGATTCCGCTAACACCTCTTGAGAAGTAGATGTTGTTGGAGTGTTTGAGATTTTGTCAACAACCGATTCAGTCACAGGTTTTTTAGTGTCTAATTCGGATTTTATTGTATTGAATAAGCTTTTAGACTCATTCATTGTCGAAACTGAATCAAATCTCTTAAGAATATTCAATTTCTCTTGTTTAGTCGTAGAATGTTCTGTAAATAAACGAGTGGCGTGTGCTAAGTTTGCGTTGAAAATTGCAACTTCGTTAAGTTTATCCTTGAAAAGAACTAAAGCTTGTCTATACTCAGAATTTTGTTTCTTAAGAGTTTCAACTTCTTCGTTTAATTCAGGACGACCAGCTTTGAATTTTTTACCTTGGTTTGCTGGTTTTCTAACGTCGTTAGCGAATGTTCTTGCTGCTTCTGTAGCCTCAACTTCTTTAGCATCTTCTTCAGATACTTCAGATTCTTCGTCTTCTTCTTCATCTAACTCGATTTCGTAGATTGTTTCGTCTTCTTCAGATACTTCATCGGATTCAACTTCAGCATCTTCTTCATGCATTTCAGAATCACCCCATTCTTTTTCTTCAGAAACTTCTTCGTCTTCTTCTTCGTCAAGTTTAATGATATACTCGTCATCTCCGGTTTCAAGTTCAACATTAGAACCATCTTTTTTAACAACAATTCCGTCTTCAGGTTTCATGGCTTTGAATACTTTTAAAACTTCCTCATCAGAAGCATCTGTCATATCCATAACATCATCACCACCTAAATCCATGTCATCCATAGATGTTTCATCGTCCATTGAATCGTCAGTGGCAGTGAACTCATCGTCCTCTTCACCATCTTCCGAATCCATTGAATCAATGTCTTTACTTGGTTCATTATCGAGGTTTTCTTCATCATCTTCAGATTCATCTTCACCTTCTTCATCGTCGGCTACAGGTTGTTCTGACATGTCATTTTCTTCCTCTTCTTTAGGTTCATCCATAGATAGACTATCTTCCGATTGTTCATCTACTTCAACCTCTTCTTCTGACTCTTTAAGCAATTCATTAAGTTCTTCCTTCATTGTTGAAGCAAGTATACCTTTTGCATTTTGCTTTACTGCTTCTTCAAGTGTCTGAACTTGAAGTAACGCTTGTTCTAAAATTGATTTTTCGGTCATTTTTATTGTTTTATTATTTTATAAATATTGGGATTTTTGAAAAAAATCATTATTACAATATAGATATCCCTATAAAATTTATTATTTGGATAAAAATCTATCTAATCCACCCATTAATTTTTTCATTCTGTCGTTTAAAACGGGTTCTTCTGAGATGGATTCTTGATATTGGTCTCTTTCTGAAGGGTCAGAAAAAATATACGCACCTGGTGTGGATGGTGAAGAAACTAAATCAAAACACACTAATTCAAAATCTTCTTGAACAATGTTTTGACCTTTGATATTTTTCAATGAACCAACTCCTCTAGATGAAATACCTAAAGTTGCCCCATTCATTAATAACATTGCTGCTTGGTCCCCTTTAGTGGAAACGATACCCATCTTCTTCCAACCTGGTGATGTGAATAATTTAATTTTCCCCATTAACATTTTACCATCCCACCATGTTTCAAGGATTGAATGTGAAACTCTATCTAAATCGATAAGAGATGATGAAGGGTGATTTAGTTCGTTAAGAGCACCACCTTTTTTAATTAATGTTTGATATTTTTCATTTTCCCTTTTAAGTAATAATTCGGGATAGATTCTACCATTTTTATTTGGGGTGTCGTATTTTTGTAAAACGGCATAAAGAATGAGGTCTTCAGAGAAGTCCACATTCTTCATTTCAGAAATGATTTTTTTATTATCTTCTGGAGAAACATGACCAGCATCGTATTCAATTAATATACCCTTGCCGGTTTCATTTGGTCCTAATATCTTCATTTACTATAGTAATTATACTATATAAATACATCGATATATAAGTTATTTCTTGTTTTTGTAGAAGTTAAAGAGGTTTTTATTTGTTAAACCCTTATCGATGACAGTTTCGATGGTTTCTTTTATTGTTTTTTTCACATCTTTTGACTTAACATCAAAAAAATGCTCCACATATAATGTGATTTCTAAATTCATAAAAGACCTTTTATCTAATTTAATTCCCTTTGTTTTAATATCTAAATCCACAATAGACTGTGGTTTAAATTTTTCATTTTTTAAATTGTAGATAATTTCTTTTACACCTCTTCTTGATGAACTCACTAATTGGTCAAAATTGTCTGTATCACCTAATGGCTCAATCCAAGAATTTAATTTTAAGTAAATTGTTTTTAAATTTTTAAAATCGACAGTTCCGTATCCTATCTTTACATTTTTATATTCACCTAAAGGAATATATTTCCCAATTTTCATTTATTTTTTCATATTATTTTATTTTATGGTGTAAGATAAATAATAAAGAAAAAAACTTAAAAAGCCAAAATATTTTTTGTATATTTGTAATATACTTATAATTTATGATAATAATTGATGTAACTAAACAGAAAAGCATTGAGACCGCACTTAAAGTTTATAAAAGTAAGGTTCAAAAAACTAAACAAATACAAAAACTGAGAGAAAGACAAGAATTTGTTAAACCTTCAGTTATCAAAAGAACTCAAAAACTTAAGGCGATTTACATTCAAAAGTTAAAAGATGGTCTTAATGATTAATTAAGACCTTCTTTTAATTGTAATAGTTTGTAGTAATTGTATTTCGAGGTTGACATGTTATTAACCTCTTTTTTTACGTCATTTAATTTAGATGAGAATTCAGATTCTTTAGATTCAGATAAAAGAGTTTCAACTTTACCCAAAATCGATTCTCTTAATTCACCGGTTTTCACATCCAATTCCTCATTAGACAATGAAAGAATAGTTTTTAACTCATTTTTTTGTTCTTCATTCAATGTGTTATTATAAAGTACATTAAAATTATTTGCTAATACGGCATGTAAAAGATTTTCGTTTGCTGTGTGTGAAGATTTTTCAGATTCTTTAATTTCTTTTTTTGTTGTTAAATGCTCAACTAATTTCTTCTTAGCAATTACCTTCTTGTCTATGTTTTTCAACGTATCTTCTTCTAATAATTGGTCTATACAATCATATAATTCATTCTCATCGATTTGAGTATCGTAAACTGACATATTAATAACTTCACAGAAGTCTTTAACTTTTGTTGCCTTTTGTTTTAATATACCACCGATTTCTTCGACATATAACTTTGCAATTTCCTTATCGTCGAAATACTTGTTTTCAATTTCTTCGTAGAACAAATACATTTCTTTAAAGTCTTTATTCTTTTTAACGACTTTAATTAAGTTCTTGGTGTTATTTTTTAAACCCCCCTGCTCGTAAGCCTCCGTTATTTTTTTCAAAAATTTGGATTTTATTTTTCCGAAATTGTTCATTTTTAATCGTTTAAAATATCTTTTATTTTATTTTCTATTTCATAAATATTCTGTTGGGCCTTCTTCATATCAAATAAATCTTCAAAACTCATTTTTTCTTCTCCCAACATCCCCAATATTTTTGATTTTTTTGTTGATTCACTTAATGGTGCCGCTTCCTCACCAGCTGGTGGTGCTGCCGGTGGAGGTGTTCCACCACCCATATCTAAACCACCCGGTTCTTCACCACCTAATCCTCCTTGAGCTTCTAATTTCTTTCTCTCTTCTTCGGGTATACCATATTTCTTATCAACTTCATCAAACACACCTGAACGTTTTATGATATTTTGTGTGTTTGTTAATTCAAATCCCATTGCTCTTTCAAGACGTTGTTGTTGTAAATCTAATACGACTTCACTATCACTCATACCAAGAATATTTTTCTTAGCCCATGTGTGTGACACAGGTAATATACCTAATTGTGATTGGTCTGATGTTGCGTCTTTATATAATGTTATCTTTTCTTTCCAAGTCTCAATTCTTAATAAATCAGATTGAGCTGATGGATTTGTTAATGATAATGAGAAATTACCAAGTTCATCTTCTAAACCTAAAAGGTATAAATGAACTAAAGCAATTTTATTTAATTCTTGAATTAATGATTTTTGAATTCTATTAATGGTTCTCGCAAAACGAATATCCATTAACGCTAATGTTTTTCCTTCACCAACAACTTCTTCAAATCCTAAGAACGCCTTGGGGATTCTAAGTGCTGCTAATAACTTCTTTTGGATATATTCAATATCGGCAATCTCACCTAGATTCTGTGCTCCTGGTAATGTTTCAATCGGGTTTGTTTGTGATGGGTCACGAACAGGTATGAAATAATCTTGGTCTACCGCCATTTGATTATATCTCATATCAACCTGACCGTTTCTTGGGTCCGCGATTGGGTCTCTTTTAAATTTATTTGCAACACGTTGTACATATGGGTCAATATCTTTATCGTCCATATTACCAACGAAAACTTTGAATACTCTTCTTTCTGGTGCCCTTGTTGTTCTATAAATCAACATAGCATCTTCGGCAAGTAAAAGTTGTTTCCAAATTCTTCTTATCTTGTCTAACATTGAAGTACCATACGGTAACTTCCTATCATCACCTAATAATCTAAAGTGTGCAATTTCCCAAGCTTGAAATTCTAATTCTTTATTTTTCCATTGGAAACGTAGCTCTCTTGTTGGGATTTTAATGTCTCTTTCATTACCGGGTGTTTTAGTTGCTGCACCCTCAATCCTTTCTATTTCGATGTTAGGTAATTGTTGACATCCAACAATACCCTTCTCAGGGTCAATTTTTAAATAAACAAAATCGTCCCCATATTTACATAACCCACGAGCCCACATTTGTAGGTTAGTGTTTACGTCTAACTTATCAATGAATAAATCCTCTAAAATATTTTTAATTCTTTCTGATTCTGAAAAAATTGTAAGTATTTCTCCCTTTTCGGATAATGTTGTTGATTCTTCAGCATAGATATCTAACGCAGCAGAAATCTCAGGTGTGAATTCCATTGATTCATAATCATAATACGCCGCCAATCTATTTGGTTCGTAGTATACCGATTGGTTATAGAGGGATTGGTCAAGTTTTGTCCATTTATCCGCAATGTATTGACTTTGTTGAGCCTGTAACATTGCCTTTTCATATTCTTCTCTACTATCGGTTTTCAATAGTTCGTCTTTCGAAAAATTAAATGACGGTATTTCTTCAGGTTTTACCTTATTAGGAAACCCAAACACTCGTGTTAATTTCTGAAAAACTGTTAAGTTATTATCTGCCATTTTATATAAATAGTTTTCTTTATAATATAAACCTTTTTATTGGATTAATGTATATTTTATTTCTTTTTACCAAATAACCAAGAGTACTCTTGATAAGCGGATTTTGGTACATTTAATGGATTATCTCTATGGTAAATAGATGGGTCAACCTGCATTGAACCGATTGGGTCTAAGGATGTACCATATGAATAAAATGTTCTATTGGATTCATAAGTTCTCTCCGACATCACCCAAGACTCAATCATTGCTTTGTTTTTAGAGTCACTTCTTTGTAATTGATTAAAACATATGTCTCCAGCATATAAAGCCATTGATAAACTCATTATGGCATCGTCGTGAGCCCCCTTCATGTGGTCAGGTCTACCATTAACATAAACAAATGTGTTTAACTCATTTAATAATCTACTCGACCTAACTTGGAACCCTTTTCTTAATTGTTCTTCAAAGGCTGCAACTATTTGTGTTCTTTTATTATTAAAGTTTAATCCGGGTATTTTTTCTAACGCCTTTCTATTATACTCCCACATATTTTGTGTATTCACACCATCAATGAAGAGATTTTTATAATTCATTTCTTGTAGTTTTCTTGACGTGGCAATACCCATACCACCAGTGATATCTATCACAATAAACGCATCATATAGAACACCCCATTTATATGCAATTGCCGCTAAATCGTCAGGTGGTATTTTACCAATATATTCTGCAACCTGCTCCCTATCATCAAAATCAACAATATTGATGGATGAAAAATCTTCACTATCACCCCTACTAACATCAACCCCCATAATATATCTATGACCATTAATTGGTTCTTTCCATTGCCAAAACGTACCCTGCATATACTTTTCTTTGGGTTGTCTAATCATGTTTTTTGCAATGTTTTCTTGTATTTCGCCTGGAATTACACCATCACCCGAACCCAAGAAATCACATTCCAACTCCTGTGCAATCTTACGTCTATCGTATTTGAATTTTTTTGACATAGATTCAAACCAAGATGAAAATGGTTTGTAACCTTGTTCTTCATATTCTCTATATTTTTCAATATCAAAATCATACAATACTACTTCGTTGTCGTCGTATTGTTCCCTGTTTAACATGTAGTGACAAATATCATTACACTTAACCCAACGTAAATCTTTTGTGTAACGAGGGTCTTTAAACCATCTTAAATCTGTAATGTGAAAATCATTAACACCACGAACCGCTTGGTCATAGACACCATAATAAATTGGGTCGTAACCATTAGGTGTCGAGATAAGAATAATTTTACCACCCGTAGATAACGACGCCATAGATGCTGCCCAAAAATCCTCACCCGCTTCAATGTAGGCCGCCTCGTCAAATACAAGAATTGTTGGGGTATAACCACGTAAGGCGTCCGCAGAAGTTGCAACGGCTTTAACTTCACATCCATTATTTAATCTAAATCTACTTTCGGAGTTTTTATCTGGAGAAAATCCTACATTAATCCACTCAGGCCATTGTTCTAAAAAATTACGAACCTTATTGGCCATTTCCACTGCGGTGTCTCGTTTGTTCGCAATCAAAAGAACTCTTTCGGGTTCATCGGGTTTTGCTGTTTGTAGTTTTTTTGAAATCCAAGCAGCGGTTACAGTTGTAACACCCGCCTGTCTATATTTTCTTGTGATATTTTCATTATACTTCTCATAATCCTCAATCAATTGAATTTGGTCAGGGAAAAGTTGTAACGGTACATACTTTTTTTGTGTATTATCATAAGTTTGCAAATACGTTTTTAATGCGTATGGTGCATCCTTCATGATTTTAGCGTATTCTTTTAATTGTTCTATTTTAGAATTCATACATATAAATATAAAAAAAGGTGGTTTTTAGACCACCTTCACATTATCTTGTAACAGGAACACCACCATCATCTTCTTCATCTTCATCATCCAAATCGATGGTTCCTTCGATACCTAAAGATTTTAAGAAATCATCTAAGTCATCAGAATCAGTTTCATCGGTTACATCGTCTAAATCATCTCTAAACATTGCAACTGACTCTTCGTATTCTTGGTCTCTAAACATCTGATTAATACCTTCCATTAATTCATTCATTAAACGTTTACCTCTATCGGTACCATTTAACACTTCTTTCATGAATACTAAGAATTTTTTAGCTGGTAATTTGAAAATTTCAACTAATAGATAATTCTGTAATTCAACTTTATTCTCATCTGTTAAAATATCTTCAGGAAATTGACTTCTGATTCTATCCCATATTGCAGGTCCTAATCTTAAATCCCACATTTCCTTTTCAAGTGTATCCTCAGAATCTTCAACATCTTCAAAACCTTCGTCTCCTTCAGGTCTTCCTTGAATTGCGAATAATTCTAATGTTCCTTTAATTAATTCATGAACCAAAACTGGAAAATTTATTCCTCTAGCAACAACTTTTGCTGTACCATCTTCGTCTTCAGGTCTTTCAACACTTTCTTTACCTGCTGCGGCACCACCTAAACCTTTTATCAACTCATCACTTAATTGCCAATATGTTATATCATTAATTGACATTAACGTTCCGTATAAATTTAAAATATTTTGATTTCCAGTAATTTGCTCCAATCTTTCAGGTACTAAATGAAACATGTAATGTCCCTTTTTCGATGCACCTTGAATGATAGCATTTATCATTCTTCTTTTTGCTTTCTCTAAATCTAAATTTTGTAATTCGTTAAAAATCTCAACCTCATTTTCAATGTCGACTTCCTGTGGATTCTCTTCGTTACCTTCTTCACGATTAAAGTCACTCATATCAATTTCACCCATCCCAATAATCTTGGCATCGTATTCAATTGCCCCTTCAGGTATCCCCATCTCCTTCATTACCAATTCAACCGCTAGTTGCTCTAATTCTTCTTTGTGTTGACTTTCGATAGAAACGATAGTGTTGTGTGCGTTCATTAACAAACCTTGTAGTGACATCACACCTTCCATACCTCTTTGTGTTGGTGCGTTTGTGCCCAAGTATGTTCTTAAATTACCAACAACTTGCTTATATCTCTCAGAAGCTAAAACCTCTTGGAAATTTTTATTCGGTTCATCACCGGTTGTAGGTAATGGGACCTTTTTATATGGTGTTTCACCTTGTGATAGTTTATCTTGTAAACCTTGGTCAGGTCTATCTGGTGTATCGAAATCCATCGCCATCTCGTTCAAATTTTGTTTTACTAAAGATAACAAATTTTTTTTACTTATTTGCATTTTCAGTCTCTTTTAACGCTTTTGGTTTAGGATTTTTACCTGGTCCCGGTTGATATGGGGTTTTTGGTTTTGGTGTACTTGGTTTTGTTGTTGGTTTCGTTTTTGGTTTTGTTGTTGGGGATTGCTCCTTTACTTCTGATTTTGATATTGAATCGTAACTCATAAATTCAGGAACACCATTATGTCCCTTTTTAACATTTGAACCAACTTCTTGTTCCGTTATTTTAGTACTAATTAAACTCATAATTTCATTTTTTGATGTAAAACTATGGAAGTTTTCGTTAGTTACCCTACTAACCCATTCCTTTATATTTTCCTTTTCATCTTTTGAGTCTTCAGATTCCTCCATCTCTTCTTCATAAGTTTCGATAGATTGGTTTTTCTTTTTCGCGTCTTCAATTTTCTGTGCAGCCTGAGGGTCTTTTTTAGATATCATAACATCGGATTCACCTAATATTCTATTAGCCAAATCTAAAAGTTGTTTATCGCTAAATTTAACCAACGTTTTTTCTGAAAATCCTTCTTTCAATAAAGAATTTACAATTTCGTTTCTTTTCATATGTCTTTGAATTTTATTTCTTCTTTTAATAGATGATAATTTCTTTGTTTTAACTTTTTAGAAACAGATTCAACAGATTCACCAAATTTAAATGTTAATCTTTCGTCTTCATTATCAAAGTCAAATTTTTCCCATGCTAATGATATTACACCATCTAC